CTTTTATACAGGTTCTGGCACAACTGTTCCGTGGACAAACACTTCTAATGTGATTAATTTAGGAACTAGCACAGCATATTTCCATGCAAACAATGCCAATTGGGCTAAAGCACCTAGTGCGTTTATGAATGCTAGTGTAAGTTATACTAAGGGTGCAGTAATTCGTGGTAACGGTACAACAGGCGCACCAATGGGTGCAGGTTATTTACAATGTTCTGCTGAAGCGAGAGATACAACTTGGTTTAACAATGGTACACCTTATTTTGCCGCTGGTAACCACACTTCTTCTGCGTACACCGATGTATTACAATCTACTGGATCAGAAAGTGCAAACACTTGGTATTATGTAAGTGTTACATTTAATCCTTCATCTGGATGGACATTGTATGTAAATGGTAGTCTTGTTGGAACAAGTGCTACAACTGCGGTAGGACCAACAGCAACCACGCCGGTAATTGGCGCCACACAAACGTTACCAGGTTTCAATGGCGATATTGCAGCTGCTCATGCATATAATAGAGCTTTATCAGCCGCAGAACACTTACAAAATGCTAACTATTGGTTATCACGATATAACGGATCCGTACCGGCATAACTATATAAATACTACAATTAGGGTATAGAAAATGGCAAAGACACTACAATTTAGACGATATACAACCGCCAACTTGGCATCAATTGTTCCGGCTGCCGGAGAATTGATTGTTGATACAAATCAAAACACCGCTACAATCGGTGATGGCACAACTTTTGCTGGTTGGTATCTGACCACTCAAGTACAAAACAATGCTAACGTTGCAATTCAAAACGGAATTAATGCAACTCAAAACGCCGGCATTACATTGGCTTCTGCAAACACAATTTATTTAAGTGGTGTTCAAACAACACAAAATGCTAATATTGCTGTGGCACTTTCTCAAGTAAAATTAGCATGGAATTTGGCCAATACAGCCGTTCAAAATACAGGTAACATTTTTGCCAATACTGTAAACGTTTCTACTTATATTAATTTTAGTACTACACACCAAGGTTTTGCAAATACAACAGCAAACACATCAGGTAATTTTGAATTTGATGCCAACGCATTTTATTTAACCGCTAATACAGTTAGTGGTCGTGGAGTTGTTGATGCTGCTCAATTTGCTTATTATAATAATACTGGTTTAATTTTAAATCTTCCTAATACTTCTGCCACACCACTAATGAATGCTTCACCAACCTTAGCAGGTGGACATCTTTATGAATTTGAATACTTGATATATTGGGCACCAACAACCACAGGCGTTACATTAAACGTAGGTTGGAGTCAAAGTGGTATACAAGCAGAAATATCAACCAATTTAATTCTTTCGGGAACAGCACCAACATCAAACGTTAGTTATATGTCTGTATATGATTATGTTGGTGTTGCAGCTTCCGGTTACAAACAAGTACCTGGAACATTTAATTCAGGAAATTCATATGTAACTCGTATTAAAGGTTTTGCTAATCCTTCTTTTGGAACAGCAAAATATCCATTATCTTTTTATGTCAGTACTGGAACAGGTTACATTTATAACGTATACGCCAAATTTACTGACCGTGGTTATATTGGATCTGTTCCCGCTAATGCGACTTATATGGTTGGTACCTGGAGTTAATAGTTAAAACAATATTATGTCATTAAATATTGGAACAGGAATAACAATAGGTCCTGGAATTTCTTTTTCTCAGTCTACCGGTTCTGGCGGTAGTGGTGGAGGTGGAGGCGGTGGTGGGCCGGTATCTCCAGTTGGAGTTTTTGAAGTAGTAGGAAATACACAATTTACATTGCCTACCGGAGTAACACAAACAACTTCATATACCAAATATGGAACGTCAAGTATAAGTTTTGATGGAACATCGGCCGCATATTTAACATTAACCAATAGTGCCTGGTTATCTTATGCAACAACAACAATTGAGTTTTGGGCATACCTACCTAGTGCTGTGTCTATCTATACTCAATCGGGTGCGTTTGCGTTGATTAATACTTCTACTTCACAGACCATGGCCAGTAATAGAGCATTTGGTCCATATTATACCGACACAACTGCTACCGGGGTCAACGGATACGGATCAAACGGCAACAATGCAACCACTGGTAATTTAGGCGCATGGAATCACGTTGCGTTTGTTATATCTCAGACTTCAGTTACAAATTACTTAAATGGTGTTCTACAATTAACGGATACCTATGCCACAACTCCACTTGATTTCCGACAATCTCCTTATAATAAATTAGAAATTGGTGCGTGGGACAGATTTAGTTTTTGGCGATTTACCGGATACATGGACGATATAAGATTTAGTAGTGGTGCAAGATATACTTCTACTTTTACTCCTCCGGCCGCAAGATTAACATCAGACAGAACAACATTAGCATTAATACAGAGTTTATAATATGAATGAATTGAATAAAAATTTATCTGAAATATTTGATGTGACACCTGTACCGGAAGAAAAGAAAGAAAAACTTCCTACGGTATCTGCCAAATATAATAAACCAGATATTGAATCTGACTTGACAGACGCATATCAACAGTCTAAAGAAAATCTTCAAGGCATTATTGACCAAGGCCATGAAGCCATGGAAGAAATACTTAATATTGCCAAAGCAGGACAACATCCACGAGCATTTGAAGTTTACGGAACACTACTTAAAAATATGGTGGACGCAAACAAAGAATTATTAAATATTCAAAAGCAAATGCGTGAGATGGATAAAAAGAAAGAAGTCAATAATACCACAATTGACAAAGCAATTTTTGTTGGTTCTACGGCAGACTTAGGCAAACTATTAAAAGATAATGGCCACAAGTAAACAATCCTATCGTGATAATCCTTTACTCAAACGAGTAGGAATTCAACAGAGTTATACACAAGAGCAATTTGATGAATATGTCAGATGTGCTAAAGACCCCATTTATTTTACCAAATACATTAAGATTATTACACTAGATGAAGGTCTGGTGCCTTTTGATATGTACGATTTTCAGAAGGACATGATTCGTACCTTTCATGATAATCGTTTTAGTATTGTTAAATGTCCCCGTCAGGTTGGTAAAACTACAACGGCCGTAGCATATCTTCTTTGGACTGTTCTATTCAAAGATTCACAATCGATTGCTGTTCTTGCTAACCGTGGTGGCACTGCTCGTGGTATTTTGAGTAAGTTACAATTAGCATACGAGAATCTACCAATGTGGTTACAACAAGGTGTTGTAGAGTGGAACAAAGGTCGTATTGAATTAGAAAATGGTTCTGTAATTGTTGCTGATTCTACCTCTAGTTCAGCATCTCGTTCTGGTTCTTTTAACATTGTATTCTTAGACGAGTTCGCTTTCGTACCATCCAATATCGCTTATGACTTTATTACCTCAGTTTATCCTGTGATTACTGCTGGTACAAAAACAAAAATTATTATTGTATCTACACCAAATGGTATGAATTTATTCTACAAAATTTGGAACGATGCAATCAACAAGAAGAATAATTATACTCCTTTTGAAATTCATTGGTCTATGGTACCAGGCCGTGATGAAGAATGGAAAGAAGAAACGATTAAAAATACCTCTGAACATCAGTTCCGTCAGGAGTTTGAAACTGAGTTCTTAGGTTCCACCAATACTTTAGTTTCTGCCACCAAGTTACAACAATTGGCTTATCAACAGCCTATTCTTGAACATGACATGATGAAGATTTATAAAAATCCTGTCAAGTCTGATGGTGAGGCACAAAAAGAACATATGTACGCTATTTGGGTTGACGTATCGGAAGGCAAAGGTCTGGACTCATCCGCTTTCTCTGTAATCGATATTTCTACAATGCCGTATGAACAAGTGGCCACATATAAGAGTTCTTCAATTTCTACTTTGTTATTTCCAACCGTCATCTATAATGCCGCTAGACTGTATAATGATGCTTATGTTTTGGTAGAAATTAACAATACTCCACAGATTGCTGACATTTTACACCAAGATTTAGAATACGAAAATCTGTTTAAAGTGTTTACAGGTAACAAAAAACCACAACAGTTGTCTGGTGGTTTTGCAAGAGGTGTTCAATTAGGTCTTAAAATGTCTACCCAAGTCAAACGAATTGGTTGTTCAAATCTAAAGACCTTGATTGAAAGTAACAAACTGATTATCAATGATTTTGATACCATTTCAGAATTAACAACATTCGTAGCCAGCAAGAGTTCTTTTGCCGCTGAAGATGATGCTAATGATGACATGGTCATGGGTTTAGTAATGTTTGCGTGGGCAACCACACAAAAATACTTCAGAGAAATTGTTGCTCATGATGTCCGTAAGACGCTTCAACTTGAAAATATGAATCAAATGGATGAAGATGTTCTACCGGCACCAGTCATAGAAAACGGTTTAGAACATGATTTTATGATGGAAGGTGGCGATGTTTGGGAAAAGGCAGACTCTCAGGAAACATACGCTCAATATTTTAGAGAATTTGGTCGTTAAAACTCTAAATACCGTGTTACATAAATATCACTATGGTATCATAACTGCCAAATAAATCAATATTCAAGGAGATAACAAATGGCATTTCAAATCTCTCCAGGCGTAAATGTTTCCGAAATAGACTTAACAACAGTCGTTCCTTCGGTTCTAACTACTGCCGGTGCTTTTGCTGGGGCTTTTGTATGGGGTCCAGTAAATAAAATTATTCAAGTAGATAGCGAAATTACTTTAGCAAGACGTTTTGGTAATCCAGACTCTAACACATATCAATCATTCTTTACCGCTGCTTCTTTCTTGGCTTATGGTAATAATCTTCAATTGGTTCGTGCTGCTAACTCTGCCGCTTACAACGCTTCTTCAAACGTAAGTTCAATAACAGGTTTGGTAACAAGTACAGTTCAAGTACAAAACAAAGATGTATTCCAAGCACAATACTTACAAAACTTGACCAATGGTAATGCTTATGGTCCAGTTGTTGCTCGTTATCCAGGTGCTTTAGGTAACTCATTAACAATTTCTGTTCTTGATGCTGGTCTTGCCAGTTCATTTAGTTCTTGGAACGTAAATGGTGTTGGTGTTTCTAGTTACTTTACTTCTGCTCCTGGTACATCTGCTCAAGCAGCTGCACTTGGTTCATCTAACGATGAAATCCACATGGTAGTTGTTGATACAGGCGGTTTATTCTCTGGTACAAAAAATACTGTTCTTGAAGTATTCCCATTCATGTCTAAAGGTGCTGACGCCAAAGATTCTTTGGGTAATTCAAACTACTACAAAAATTACATCTATAATAACTCACAGTACATTTATGTAATGGACCATCCACAGTATGCAAATACTTCTGGTACATGGGGTAAAAACTTAGCAAATACCAATTTTGCTGTGTTAGGTAACAATCTAAGTACCGGTCCTAACTATGTAACATTAGGCAATGGTGCTGATGCTCAACCTACTGATGCTGATTTAGAAACTGCTTATCAGTTGTTCCAAAATGCTGATGCCGTTAATATTGACCTAGTAATGACAGGTTCTGCTGACGTAACAGTTCAACAGTATGTAATTGATAATATTGTTAATTATCGTAAAGACTGTGTGGCATTTGTATCGCCTCCTTCTTCAGCAGTTATCAATCAACCAGGTTCTGAAGCTTCTAACATTGTAACATGGAACACTTCTTTGGCTCGTTCAACATCTTATGCTTTCGCCGATTCTGGTTGGAAGTATATGTTTGACAAGTATAACAACGTATATCGTTGGATTCCATTGAATGGTGACATGGCTGGTCTTTGTGTAAATACAGATAACATTCGTGATCCATGGTTCTCACCTGCTGGTTTCAATCGTGGTAACTTAAAGAATGTTGTTAAGTTGGCATGGAATCCAAACAAGACATACCGTGATACATTGTATGCTTCAGGTATCAATCCTGTTGTAACATTCCCTGGAAACGGTACAATTCTTTATGGTGACAAAACTCTACAAGCAAAACCATCGGCATTTGACCGTATCAATGTTCGTAGATTGTTCATCGTATTGGAAAAGACTATTGCAATTGCTGCCAAGTATTCATTGTTTGAGTTTAATGATTCATTCACACAAGCACAATTTGTTGCCTTAGTAACTCCATTCCTTCGTGATGTTAAAGGTCGCCGTGGTATTACAGACTTTAAAGTAGTTTGTGATTCTACAAATAACACTCCACAGGTTGTTGATTCTAACCAGTTTGTTGGTGATATCTACATTAAACCTGCTCGTTCAATCAACTTTATCCAATTGAACTTTGTTGCAGTTAGAACAGGTGTTGACTTTACTGAAGTCGTTGGACAGTTCTAATAAATAAAGAATATAGGAGATAACAATGACATTCAACGTAGCAGAATTTAGAGCGAATCTGATTGGTGACGGTGCCCGTCCCAATCTATTCCAGGTAACTTTAACATTGCCTACATTTGCTAATAATTCATCCGCAGCCGGTAACAAAATTCAGTTTATGGCAAAATCAGCACAACTGCCAGGTTCTACAATTGGTCAGGTACCAATTTATTACTTTGGTCGTGAAATGAAATTTGCTGGTAACCGTACTTTTGCTGACTGGACTTTACAGATTATCAACGATGAGGATTTCTTAATCCGTAATTCAATGGAATCTTGGATGAATGCTATTCAGAGCCATGCAGGTAACTTACGCAGTGCCGCAGCACAAAACAACAACACTTACCAAGTTGACGCTTTAGTAACTCAATATGGTAAAGAAGGTAACGCTATTAACGAATACAAGTTTGTTGGTATGTTCCCTGTTGATGTTGCTCCGATTGATTTGGATTGGGGTTCAAATGATACTATTGAAGAATTTGGCGTAACATTTGCATACCAATACTGGACAAACGCAGCAAGTACAGACGTTTAAGCTTTATAATTTTACGGAAGGGACTACGGTCCCTTTCATTATGTTTTTTTGAATTGGAAAAAGTAATATGGCAAATGACAACAAGTTCTCTCTCTTTGGTTTTACAATTGCTCGGAAGCAGTCGAATGACGCTCAAGCCGTGGCACCATCTTTCTCGCCACCAAATAATGATGATGGCGCTCTCACCATCACATCCGCCGCATACTATGGAACTTATGTTGACTTAGATGGTACTGCCAAAAATGAAGTAGAACTCATTTCTCGCTATCGTGAAATGGCAATGCAACCAGAAATTGAAGCTGCCATTGATGATATCGTGAATGAAGCCATCTGTCAAGACGATGATGGTAAGAACATTAAATTGGTACTTGATGATTTACAAGTACCAGAAAAAATTAAAAATGCCATTAAAGGTGAGTTTTCAACAATTCTCCGTTTGTTAAATTATAACAATTTGGCACAAGATATTTTCCGCCGTTACTATGTTGACGGCAGAATGTACTACCATATTATTATTGACCGTGATAAACCAACTGAAGGTATCAAAGAATTACGATATGTTGATCCTCGCAAGTTGAAAAAAGTTCGTGAGATTAAGAAGAAAAAAGACGAGCGTACCGGTGTGGAGATGATGAATGTCATTAATGAATATTATATCTTCAACGATAAGGTTACTACTGGTTCTAGTAGCAATTTTGGCCCTGTTGGTGTCCGTATTACCACAGATTCCATTATCTCTGTTGTTTCTGGTCTCATGGATTCTCGCCGTGCCGTGGTATTGTCTTATATTCATAAAGCAATTAAACCGTTAAACCAGTTAAGGATGATTGAAGATGCTACAGTCATTTATCGTATCAGTCGTGCTCCTGAACGCCGTATTTTTTATATTGACGTGGGTAACCTTCCGAAACTAAAGGCAGAGCAATACCTCCGTGATATTATGGTGAAATACAAGAACAAGTTGGTCTATGATGCCAACACCGGTGAAGTTCGTGATGACCGTAAGTTCTTGTCAATGATGGAAGATTTCTGGTTACCTCGCCGTGAAGGTGGAAAAGGTACAGAAATTTCTACTTTACCAGGTGGTCAAAACTTAGGTGAGTTGGAAGATGTTAAATACTTTGAAAAGAAATTATACAAGGCACTTAACGTACCAGTCTCTCGTTTAAATCCAGAGCAATCAGGATTCTCTCTTGGTCGTACCAATGAGATTACCCGTGACGAATTAAAGTTTGCTAAATTTGTTGACCGTATGCGCAACAAGTTTGCTGATTTGTTTGACCAAGCATTAAGAGTTCAGTGCGTTCTCAAAGGTATTTGTACCAATGAAGAATGGAATGATTTTAAAGAACACATCTATTATGATTTCATTAAAGACAATAACTTTAGTGAACTTAAAGATGCGGAGTTGATGAAAGAACGGTTGTCTTTGTTGTCGGCTGTAGATCCATACACAGGTCGTTACTTCTCACAAAATTGGATTCAACAAAACGTATTGCGTTTAACTGATGATGAAATCAAGAAAATGCAGACTGAAATTGATGAAGAAAAAGAGATGGGTCTAGGTTTACCTGTTGGTGTTGGTAATGAAGTGGCACAACAAATGATGATGTCGAATGTGCCACAACAACCAGTAAATCCTGCTGATAAAGAGGATACCAACGAATCAACTATTACTAAATTGAAGCGTATATTATAAATATTTTATTTGGAGAACAAAATGGCAGACTATTCTACCCGTAACATCATTGATTATGCAATGGACCAAGATGCAGTAAATTTTAGAAGCGAACTCTATGGTGCAATTCACGATAAAGTGGCCGCACATATTGCCGCAGCAAAACAAGCTGTTGCACAGAACATTTTCCCTTCAGATGAGGAAAGTGTTGATACCGATGAAACACCTACCGAATAAGATATAAATATATCATCTATTTAAACAAGGCAGAAAATGGCAAATAAATTTACCTATCAAGTGTTGAGAGATACTACAACAGATGCTGTTATCAAATTAACAGGTACTTTTGACGGTTCTAGTGGAAACGAATCAAACGTTTCTCGTATTTCTGCAAACACTTTGGCAAACGCTTTAGCAAACAACGGACTTTTATTGTCCACACAAAATGCCAATACTGCTTTGCCATACTATGATTTACAACTTACAGGTTTAAAGTATTATGTAAACTTTCCAGTATCTTCACCTATTGGTTCTGTTGAACTGTTTTGGTCTGGTAATAATACAGGTACCGCAGCATCATCTTATGCAAACTCAGCAACTATTTTCCATTTACAAGGTCAAGGCGAGTTTGGTTTAGGTGAGCAATTGCCTTCTATTACTAACAATTCTGGTACTGGCGCTGCAAATACTGTTGGTAACGGAGACTTGGGTGTTGCAACTCAAGGTGCTACTGCTAACTCATCATACACTTTAATTGTTTCTGTTCGTAAGAACAATGCAATGTATCAACGTGGTCAATTGAGTGATCCAGCAGCATTTAACTATGGCCAATATTCGTTAAAACCATAATTGAAATGTTAACCTTTAAAGAATTCTTAAATGAATCTAATGTACAAAAGGTTGGTAGAAAAAGAATTATTAGAATTCGTGTAAGAAAAGGCAAAGTACAAAGAAACAAAACCTTTTCTTCAATGCCAGGTTGGACTATTCGTGGCGGTAAGTTGGTACGAATGAGTTACAAAGAACGTAGAGATAGAAAATTGGGCGCCCAAATGGGTCAACATAAAAAAGCAGCAAAGTTAAAACAGACAATAAGAAAAGCCAAGATATCAAAAATTAAAAGAGGCGCATTAGGACTATGAAACTTATTAAAGAAATTCACGAAACGGTAAATTATATTACCGAAGGCACAGATGGTAAAAAAGAACTTTTTATTGAAGGTCCTTTTTTAGTTTCTGAAAAGAAAAACAAAAATGGCCGCTTGTATGAATACAATACAATGAAAAAAGAAGTTCATCGTTACACCGATGAGTATATTAATAAAAATCGTGCTTTTGGAGAATTAGGTCATCCTGATACTCCAACCATTAACTTGGACCGTGTATCACACATGATTGTTGGTCTCAAAGAAGATGGTCACCAATGGATTGGTAAAGCTAAGATTCTTGACACACCTATGGGTCAAATTGCTCGCCAATTGATTGAAGGTGGCGCCCAATTAGGTGTATCGTCAAGAGGTATGGGTTCATTGAAAAACGTTAATGGTGTAAACGTTGTTCAGAACGATTTTTATCTAGCCACAGCGGCAGATATAGTAGCAGATCCTTCTGCGCCTGGTGCATTTGTACAAGGTATCATGGAAGGTAAAGAATGGATGTTAGTAAATGGTGTTTGGACAGAACAATATGTTGAGGAAGCTAAGAAACAAATTCGTAAAGCTTCTAGTAAAGATATTGAACTAGTAAGTCTACACATATTTGAAAACTTCATGAAAAAACTTTAAATATAAATATATCCAATAAATCAAGGAGATTTTCAAAATGGGAAAATTTAATCTGACCGAAGCCGCTAAAGATATCCTTTTAGGCGAAGGTTCAAAAGAAACATTTGACGCTAACATTGCTGCTAAGAAGTCACAGCGTGGTAGCGAAGGTACTCAAGGTCAAAAAGGTATGGTCGGCCAAGATAAGTTACCTACATCTACTGTTGCTGGTCAACAAGATGTTGGTGAAATCGGTCAATCACCAGAAGAAATGGATGATAAGTTGCCTGAGTATACAAAAGGCACACCATCCGCAACTCCTCCTGGTGCTACTCCTCCTGTTGGTTCAGAAAAAGATGGCGTTGGCATTTCCAAGCCACAAGGTCAACCACAAGAGACAATGGGTCGCCACGATTTAACACATACTGCTCAAGCACAAGCAACTGATTACGAAGCAATTCGTGACCGTATTGCTGGTAAAATGGCAGCACAAACAATGCAAGCTAATCCAGGTGCAACATTTCAACAATATGAAAGTACAGATATGTCCGCTGATATTGATGCGTTAATGGAAGGCGAATCACTTTCCGAAGATTTCAAAGTTAAAGCAACTACCATTTTTGAAGCTGCTGTATTGTCCCGTGTTGATGCAATTGTTGCTGATGTTGAATCACAATTGACAGAACAGTTTGACATCGCCGTAGACCAAATCAAAGAAGAAATGGCTGCCAAAGTTGATGATTACCTCAACTACATGGTTGAAGAATGGATGAAAGAAAACGAAGTTGCTATTGAGAAAGCTCTCAAAGCAGAAATCGCTGAAGAATTTATGGACGGTTTACGCAATTTGTTTGTTGAACACTATATTGATATCCCTACCGAAAAGGTAGACGTTGTTGAAGAACTCTCTGCTAAAGTAGAAGAACTTGAAGCTTCTTTGAATGAGCAAATCAACAAAGGTGTTGAACTTACAAAAGAATTAAACGAACAGAAAAAAATTGAGGCTATCTACACAGCGTGTGAAGGCCTGACTCAAACCCAAGTAGAAAAATTGAAATCGCTCGCAGAGAACGTAGAATTTACTACTGAAACAGAATTCAATGCAAAATTGAATGTTTTGAAAGAGTCATATTTCAAAGCAGAAGTAAAAATTGCTGAGAGTTCTGACTTAAACGAAGGCGTTGAAGTTGAAGAAGAAAAGAAACAATCCGTTTCTGCTGACCCTTCAATGGACGTCTACGCTAAAGCAATCTCACAGAGTTTGGTAAAATAATAAATAAAATTTACCATTAAAGATACCTAACAAGGAGAATTAAATGTATTTAACAGAAGAACTACAAAAGAAATGGCATCCAGTTCTGGAGCATCCAGAATTAGACGCTATTAAAGACCCATACAAGAAGGCTGTTACTGCTCTTGTTTTGGAAAATCAACAACAAGCTATGGCTAAAGACCGTTCAGTATTGAACGAAACTGCTGACGCTGGTCCAACCAACGTTGCTGGTGGTGTTCAAAACTTTGACCCAATTTTGATTTCTTTAGTACGCCGTGCTTTGCCAAATCTTATTGCTTATGACGTTGCTGGTGTTCAACCAATGACTGGTCCTACTGGTTTGATTTTTGCAATGCGTGCTCGTTACAACACACAACAAGGTACAGAAGCTTTCTACAACGAAGCCAATACCATGTTCTCTGGTCAAGGTTCCGCAAACGGTGTATTCAATAACTACGGTTTCTTGGGTACAACTGCTACAGATACAGCAAACTCTGCTGTTTCTAACGAAGCTGCTAACTCATTCACAACTGGTATTGGTCTACAAACCGCCGTTGCTGAACAGTTAGGTGCTGACGGTGCTAACAGTTTCCAACAGATGGCCTTCTCTATCGAGAAAGTTACTGTAACTGCTCAATCCCGTGCCTTGAAAGCTGAATACTCATTAGAACTCGCACAAGACTTGAAAGCAATCCATGGTCTTGATGCTGAAACAGAATTGTCAAACATTCTGTCTACTGAGATTCTTGCTGAAATCAACCGTGAAGTTATCCGTACAATCTATTTGTCCGCTGTTGTTGGCGCACAATACGGTACAGTAACACAAGGTTATTTCGACTTGGATACAGACTCTAACGGTCGTTGGTCTGTTGAGCGTTTCAAAGGTTTGATTTTCCAAATTGAACGTGATGCTAACGTAATTGCTAAGCAAACACGTCGTGGAAAAGGTAACGTATTGATTGTTTCTTCTGACGTAGCTTCTGCAATGGCTATGGCAGGCGTTCTTTCATACACACCTGCTCTTCAAGCTGACTTGCAAGTAGATGACACAGGTAATACATTTGCTGGTATGTTACATGGTCGTATCAAGGTTTACATCGACCCATACTATGGTGGTTATACTTCTAACCAAGAACTCGTAACTATCGGTTACAAAGGTTCTAGCCCATACGATGCTGGCTTGTTCTATTGCCCATACGTTCCATTACAAATGGTTCGTGCAGTTGACCAGTTTACATTCCAACCAAAGATTGGATTCAAAACTCGTTACGGTATGGTAGCAAACCCATTTGCTGCTGGTTTGAATCAGAATAGCGGTATCATTCAACCACGCACCAACGTTTACTATCGTATTTTCGGTGTTAAGAACTTGATGTAATCGTCAAAGAAAATAAGTCAACATAGATTGACATTTTCAGAGAGACTCCTTCGGGAGTCTCTTTTTTTATGGCCTAAATATCCGTATGACAGCACTTACAAGAACTCCTCAAAATACCAATTATCTACAACCGACCAAGTTTATCATGGCGTTTGATAGAATCCCTAATGTCCAGTATTTCTGCCAGTCAGTAAATATACCTGGAATGCAACTAGGCGCAGCCCCATTGAATTTTCCTGGTCTTGATGTAAATGCCCCTGGTACCAAAATGATGTACAACCAGTTAGCCATGACATTTACTGTGGATGAACCAATGAAGTCATGGCAAGATTTACACTCTTGGTTCCGTTCCATTGCGTCTCCAGCAGGCACGGATGAACGGAATAGGTTGGCGGCACTACAAAGTAAGAGAACTACCGGTCCTAAGTCTTATTCTGATGCCACTTTGACGGTTCTTTCGGCATTAAATAACCCTTTATTCCGTGTCCGTTATTATAATTGTTTCCCCATTTCTCTATCGGACATTCAGTTTGATACCAAAATGTCGGCAGATGATATTATTACTTCCGATGCCATCTTTCTATTTGATTACTTTGACTTTGAAACTGCTTGACAATTAACATTGAGTGTGTTAATATATTAAATTGGTGTTAAACTATTGAAAATATTATGGAAAATCTTGAACAAGTATTAAAGTATTGGGAATCAGATGCAGA